TAGTTTATATAATTCATTTCTACCAGAATCAAAGTCTGTTTCAACCTCATCATTTTCAGGTGCAACAGGTTTATCATTAGCAATTTCTAAAGGATTCTTTTCTTCTTTTTTTTCTAATACTTCGTCAGCTATATTTAATACTTCATTTAATTTATCATCAATTGTACTCATTTTAAAACCTTATGTTATTTGTCTTCGCCAGTTACCTCATCATAGTTTTTACCATCATTAAAAAATTCTAATGTGGTTGTGTATGTATAACTATCATCTTTATCAGCACTTGTTGGATTTGGTGTAACCGTAACTCTTTGGCTACGAGATGGACTTTGGTCTGCTGTGTTTGTATAAGTATCTGCTGATACTGTTTTAATTACAGCATTTGAACTAATTGGACCATATAGATATACTTTTGCTGTAAATTTTAATGTGTAAATAATTCTTCTTTTATCTGTCATTGCACCTGTATAACTATCTTCATAATCCACACTTTCTAATATGATAGGAATATCTCTTTTTGTATCCATATAATCTCTATCAATAATCATAGTTACTGTATAGTCAGGTTGAAAATATGGAAGTATTTGTTCAATAATTTGTAAACCATCATCGGAAGTAGCAGTGAAAACATTTAACTCAAAACTTACATCATAAGGTACTGGCATATATTGTGTGTTTAAAGTTTTTGTATCACCACTTGTATTTTTAGTTGCTCCAATTTTTTGATTTTTATTTAATTTACGAGAAGGATCATAAGAATAGCCAGTTACATCAAAGGACATACGAGGTAGAGTAATCGCCACTTTTGAATCTGATCCTGTTAAATCTGATTGTTGATCTAATCTTGCTATAAATTTTTCCTTTGGTGCATATGAAAGAGGCACTCTAACTGATTGCAAAGGATTTCCGCTAGAATCCAATCGTCTGATATTTATATTATTAAATATCGTACCGAATGCAATTACAGTATTTCTTATTACTTTATGATAAAAGTGTTTTCCAAACATTAATATTCGTCAGCCTCTCCAAAAGGATTTCTTTCGCTGAAATCCAATATATCATCCGAAGTAGATGATGTGTTTGTACCTGCTTTAGTTTCAAATGCTTTTCCATCATCAGCAGGTTGTTGAGTTTTCATTGTAAAGCTTTCATTAATAATATAATTAGTTTCACCTATATCACTTTCTAGTACAAATGATCCTACTTCATTTTCTAAAGTAAATTGGAAATTCATTGTATCTGTTGATATATCATCTTCAACAGTATCAATAGCAGTAATACCAGTATCAAGTCTTTCAGAAGCGTACTCCCATTTAGTACAAGATAAGTTATAAACAGGTAAAGCACTTTGTTGATAGAACGGTTGCTCATGTTCAACAAATTGTATTTCAAAGAATGCTTTTGTTGTAGGGAAATAAACTAGATCACCTTCTTGTGGTCTTGTAGCAACTAAATCACTATTGTTTTTGATTAGAGTATCCCATCTCAATTTAGAAACAGTAAACTTAATATCATCTCTTAATTCTAAACCAAATTTCTTAATTATCTCCTGTTCACCCATAAATCCATCAGTATTATTAACATACATTTCTATAATATATGAGTCATCAAAAGATGAAGCTGGATCCTCTCCAAATATATCATCTTTATTTGCCAATTTTCTTGGCAAGTAATAAACATCTTGGCCATATATCTTCAGTTGTTCAATAATTAAATCTTCGTATAATCTTTGTTCTGAAGTTGTGCCAGTGTCAAAATAAACATTTGTTGGCATTTAGTTTTTATCCTTGTTGCATATGTGCAGGTTCTTCGTAATTTGATCTTATTTCTTCTTCTAGTTTTTGAACTTCGGCCAATGCAGTTGAAAATAATTCAGGACCGTTAAGTGTTACTCCACCTAACATAGCAGTACCTGAAAATTTTGAAAGATTTTGTCCCCATTGTCTTTTGATTAAAGCAGTAGTATATCTTTTTAAATAAATGTCATCAAATATACTTGTATGTTGAGTTGGATCTAATTTTCTATAACACTCAATAATTATATAATCATCAGCATTAACATCATTTGTCCAATCTTGGTCAATGTACAATCTATTTGATAATTGATTAAATCTAATTGGTTTTTCTCCCACTAATATATGGTCAAGAAAATCTAAATGTTTCATTGTCATTTCATAATGGACAATACTTGTAGATGAAAAATCATACAAGTCATTTAATCTTAATTGATATCTAACATCAAACATATTTAAGTTTGCTCTATCAGATAATGGGAAAATATTTATTACACTTAATACATGATCTGGAACTATTAGATAGTTTTGGTTTTCTTCGTAAGTTGTTCTTACTAGTGTTGAATCTTCTGTAAGAATAGCACCACCATCTTCTTTACTTAAATCACCAGATGTATCACCTGTTGTTAATGTTCCATCTTCTAATTCTATATTCCAAGCAACTGTTCCTTTTTCATCAACATTATAAGATATATTTTTTTTCAATCTAACAAGATCATCTGCTGTTATTTTATATTTAAGATACATTCTCTCAACACCATCTGTATGATATTGAGCAAAATATTGAAGTGCCTCATCTATTCTATCTTCAACTTGGTCCTCGTCAACATTAATATCAATTACAGGTTTACCTAATGCTCTTAAACAGTAATCTTTTAATGTTGCTCTTGTATTTGGTATTGCCATAATTCTTCCTTATAATACTATTTAGTTTATCCTAATGCGACTGCTTGTGCAATTGCAAATGCTTTTGTCGCTTTTAAATCTAATGCAGTCTGTATATTACCAGTCACTCCATCGCAATAATTTAATTCAGCAGGTGTTGCTGTAATTTGTGTAGAACTTTCAGCTGCTAAAACAGGTATAGTTCCTGAAACATTTGGCAACTTAATTGTTCTATCAGCAGTAGGTTCAATCGTTGTTAATGTTGTTTCATGTGCGTCATCTGTTGCACCTTCAAACACAAACGCATTTTGTATATTAACCGTTGTAGATTCCACAGTAGTAGTTGTACCTTGTACTGTTAAATCCCCAGCAATAGTAACATTTCTAAATCCAGTAACATCTTTATTAGAATCAACAACTACTGCTTTACTAGCAGCAACTGTACCTGCAGTTATGCCATCTAATAATCCTAATTCTGTACCAGTAAGTTCACTTTCACCTACAATTAATGAACCACTTGTTAAATATAACTTACGCCAAGGTCTTGCTGAAGAACCTAAATCATAAGTTCCTGATGTTGTAGGTAATAGATCAGCAGATATTTTATTCGGATCTAATCCACCACCAACAGTAGAAAGTTGAATAGAAGTTATATTTTTAAAGTTTAAAAATTCTTTAGTTAGTTTTTCTAATGTGTCAATTGATTTCAAAGACTTCATCTTGTCTTTGTCTAACTCATTAGCAACTTTCATTTCTGAAATATGATTTAAAACTTTATCAACTATTTCAGGATCTTCTTCAATTTCTCTATGAGAAGCTTTTAATAAACCTTCAACTGCTAAAGCACCTGCCTGTCCATATTTTTCTTCAACTTTTTTTCTTGCTAACTTCTGCTCTTTAATTACTTCTTTATCTAATATAACTTTTGGTTTTTCTAAACCAGAATCAATTAATAATTTTTGTTTTCTTTCTTCTTCTAATCTTTTTAGTCTATCTTCTTCTTTTTCTTTTTTCTCTTTTACTATATTCTTTTCAAATAAAACAGCTAATGCTTTTAGTCTAGCTTGTTCTCTTTCTTTTTTATCTTCTTCCGATATTTTATTAAAAGATGTTTCAGAAATTGCTTGTGTATTTTCTACTTCTAATTCTTTTTTTGTTTTTGGTTTATTAGCTAAACCACCAAACAATTCTTCTAAAGCAGAAATCTTAGCGTCTTCTTCTTTTATCTTTTTATCTAAATCTTCTTTTTCAAATTCTACATTAGCAAGAAATGTTTTTAATCCTTTTTCAAGGTGCCATTCATTTAATTGTTTTTCAGGATCAATTGATAGTTGTTTTGGTTTTTCTAATTTACCTTCTAGTCTTGCTTCTTGTAATTGTGTTATTTGTTTTTCAATATCTACATCAATTTCTAAATCACCTTCAACCTGTTGCAATTTTACTTTTGGTTGTACTGGTTGAAGTCCTGGCCATTTACCATTTTGTAAATATTTTTTAGTTGACATATTACGATCTGGTTACGCTTGGAGTAACCGTTGCTCTTCCTTCAATTCTTCTAGTAATTAAACCAGACGAATCAGTTGTTGTTAAATCCCATACATACCGACCTTCAGTAAGAGTTGCTGTCACAGCATCCGTCATAGTAATAGAGCAAGTTCCATCAGTTGCACTAACTTTAGCAGTTGTAAAATCATATGAAGTAGCAGATAAATGCGTCTTTCTTAAAGTAGCAGTTATTGTTTCGTTAGATAAATCTACAACAGTTCCAGTGGAATCTTTTACTGTTAAAGTTTCTGTATAATCGCAATCTTGGTCAATAGTGATATTTTGTATTGTTGCCATTAGTCAAATCCCTATATATTAAATCTTTTCTTATATTTATAATATATTTAAAACGCCCAACTGACAAATGAATATCTAGTACCTTTTGTGCATTCCGTGACTTCATGAGGATACATAAAATTAGAAGGAAACATTAATATATCTCCTGTTTTTAACTTAATCTCTTTACCTCTACAATGAAATTCTGATCCTTCATAATCTTCATTTAAATTTCCTACAATAGATACAATAGGAACACCTTTCATCTTACCATCAAAAATACTATGTATATGATCGTAATGTCTTCTCATCATAGTGCCTACTTGATACTTATTAAAACGAATAGGACTAAATTTTGATAACCATTGACTACCTGTTTTTTCACCTTCCCAAGAACAAATTGTTTGATACTCGTCTAATGCTTGAGCAAGAGCAGGTGTTACCTTCTCTTGTTGCTCTCTTGTACAATTCATTACATCTAATTCTTTTGTCGCCTCAGATGTATTTGT